GTGATCCCATTAGTCCTGTAGGTTGACCTGTACCTGATCCCGTGAAGTATGCTTTGTCTTCCACTTGACCGATTCGCTCAGCGAATAATTCCACAATAAATTGAACGATGTCAATATTTGCGTCTTCGATAAGTTCTTCACTCAAAGGAAGTAAACAAACCAATTTGTTAGGACTTAAGGTAACTTGACCGAATTCTGCTGATGAGGTTGTTTTTGATGCATACTCATCTGTCCAATATGCTTCTGGTTTCGCTGTTAGCGTATTCAGATTAAGCGTATCAGTGGACATAGGTATTACTCTCGCCAATTTTCTCATAACAGAATAGTCAGGTAGGAGTCTCCATACTTCTGCCCTCAATTCTTCAGGCACAAGATACCCCCCTTGTGAGTCAGTTCCTTCTACGAGTGCTTTCGTTACTCGTTGGCTTTCTGCGTCACGTCCAATCATAGCCTTGAAAAAGGTTACAATTTTTTCTTCTTTGCTCAAAGAGTTCAGATCAGAAGGATATTTAATACCTTCAAAACCGCTTTTTGGGTTGAAGAATTTGCCTTTGATGTTCTCTTGATCTGTTACTCCAAGACCTTTCTTGTCGGCTATTGCCTTAACAATTTTGTCTCCGAGTTGATCTAGTAACTTTTCATCAACATTCACCTCAACTTCTGCTTCTTCGGTTTTTTCACCTTCTTCTGTTGCTTCTTCTGCAGTTTCAGTAGCTTCTGTTTCTACTTTTTCGTCTTCTATTTCTTTTAATGCTTTCTTTAGTTGTTCTTTTGTCATAATTTAATTCACCCCCCTAATAGTTAACTTTTTTATCCCTACACTTGTAGGCTTCGTTGTAAGCGTGTATTTCTTTGCTACTTTCTTTTTCTTTGGCTCTTCTGGTGTGGGTTCATCAACCTGTGTCTCATCTTCTTGCGGTTCATCTGTTTCAGGTTCTTTGTCATCTGTTTCTTCTTCCCCTATATCTGCAACTTGTTTCTCGCATTTACCATCAACAATCGTACACTCATCCCACTTCACTGGTTCTACTCCCATCCCTCTCAATTGTACTAACGCATTAGGGTTAGCAGGTACTGCCACTGCAGATATTTCTATTAACTCTGACTTGGTGTATGTTGTACCGTCTTGTTCCATAGGTATAAACCCAACTGAAAAGGCATTCAAAAACCCATCTTTCATCTTGCGATATATTTCTACTGCGAATTTATCTTTCATGTCAAACTTAGGTGTGAACATAAGTGTCTTCTTATCACCGTCACCTTCAAACCATAGCTTAACTACTTTACCAATCGGAGGTCTGTACTCTCTGGAATTATGACCCCATAACAACATCGGATTCTTCATGAAGTTCTTGAACTCCCAACCTTCTGGGTCAATGCTTTCACCTTCACGGTCAATGATGCCATCTGATGCAATCGCTACTTGGATCACACCTTCTTCTTCAACGTCTTTGATATATGCTTTTGTAATTAACTTATTACTCATAGTATAAAACCCCCTTTTTTACTAAGTGGGATGGGTGTAGTTCTAGACGCAAATACCACTTTACCCCCATCCCAATGAACAAAAAAAGCCCTAAACCAACACACCAATTATTGATGCATTCCTTTAGGACTTCATGTGAGTCGTTGTGATGTTCTGTGACACTCTTATTCGGTTTTTCTGTCAGCTTACGCTTACCTTCTTTATACCTTTCTTAGGTGCGAATGTCAATTTCATCTTTGTACTGATGACAAAGTGAACAATGTTTTTACATCGACTACATTTGATTGATATTTGTTTCCCGTCAAAGTTCTTAGCTAAAAGCTTCCCACAATGAGGGCAGTTTATATCTTGCATAGTTACTCCCAATGAATTATATATTAATTATCTATCATCTTAGCCAATTTGTTTTCTATTCATAAACTACTAATACATCTGCATCTTGATCTGCTATCTCTATTGTAAGCCCGTCACTAAATGGTAACCCAAAGAAGTCTATTACAAGCGGTTCTGTCCTAGCACCTTGATTACCACTAGCCCAAATTTGTGTGTCTGTTGTTGCTGTGCCATCAAAGATGTTTATGTCAGCACCGTTTGTTATTGCACTTATAACCATACCTTTTAATGTTCCTGCACCGTACTTACAAACTGTTTCCGATGCCCCTGATATATACTTTGAAGTAGGACTGGTTGATGCTTGCCCTTGTCTTTCAATCAACATAGCATGACAGTGCATTAACACATCAACGTCTTGACTGTTATCATTTATGTTTTCTATTCTTACTGGTAATGTAAGTGTATTTGAAAGATGACCTGCACCTATCTTATGAAGTAATACCCCGCCTACATACCAGAATACGCCTACTGGTAGAAACTCAATGTTTATCTTGTAGTCTGTGTCTGCGGTAGGTGTGAAAGTAGTTCCCATATTCCCGTTGAAAGTTGTGTACAGAGTATCAGACCCCGCCCTTCTTGTACCTAAACTGAATGTCGTTCCGTCTAGTTCGCAAAAGAAACCATTAACAGCATCGTAAGCACCTACCCGTCTGACATTATCTGCTGTACCTACTGTCTCCCAATTAACCAATGCAGTAAACACCATAGGCGATCCTGCTACAAACCTTGCTTTTCTTGTGCTGTAATACATCGCTGTTCCATCAGCCGTAGTATTTGTTTCAAGGGTTAGAACTCCACCCGCTTGGGATACTGTGCCGTCATTGATTGTACCTGTTTCATCCCAGAAGTTAGTGTCTTTGGTATCTCCACTGAAACTATGCCCGATAAGCCTGTACCTTGGTGATACCACCTGATCGCCTAAAGCATTCAACCAAGCGTGTCTGTTTGTGTTCTGATCTCCTGTGAGAGTCGCATTAACCCCTAAATGGTATCCACCATCACCAGATGCGTGGGAATCAATTAGATTACCGCTATTATCTTGTACTATTACTTTTTTTAAATAACTCATATTGTCTCCTTAAATGATAAGCCAATTTAACCCATTACTAATTAACTTAATTGCATCGTACTGACCAAGTGTAATGGTAGCATCTCCATCGATAGTATCACCACCTGTTCCCTGAATTGTAACCGCATAAGTATCGTCTATACATTTCACTGTATAAACCCTACCATCAATACCGTTAGCGTCTGGTAATGTGATTGTAACCGTATTACTGGTAGCGTCTGCAATGATATATTCGTCATCTATTGTTGCAGTGTAATCCGCTGTCTTTGTGACTAAAGCATGATAGATTAAAGCGTTACCTATTTCTTGTAAAGCTGTTTCTACTTCTGTACCCGTGAAATATCCACCTGAATCTGTAATTTCTATATGTTTAGCTGAATTACTCCTCGGTTGAATGTCTATGAAAACGATACCTTCAGTGTTATGAGCAGTAATCACATAACCAACCCTTATAATCCTATTTGGACTCACAGGTGATACATTTGTAAATGCACCTGCTGTTGTTGCTGATAAATAAAGAATATCCCCATCTGAAAACGTAGCCGTTGGGACTGGTACATCTCTAACTAATCCAAAGGCTGTGTAATATCCGTTACTGTTTTGTGAGATGTCCTCTGTAGCCATAGCCACGGTACTTTTTGAGGTAGCACTGACATCTGCTTTAGCCAATGTTAACTCTGGTTTGAACCCACTAGCACCTGATATATAAACAAGTTTACCGTTATCTATATCACTTCCTATCGCCTTACCTCTAGGTAGATATATCTCCTGACCTAGTTGGAGATTAACATTGCCACCCGCCATGCCGATCTCAAGAGTACCGTCATCTGCATTCCATTTCAACCGACCCTCAGACTGTGCTATACCGTTTACAAGATCAAAGTCAAGATACCCTACCCCTATAATAGGGTGGTCATCCATATTCAATGTACCTTGCATTGTTGCACCTGTAATTGTTACATACCTATCATCGAGTGGTGTATAGTCAAAGTAATATATCCAATCTTCTATCTGTTCAGCCTTGAATCTCTTGCTTACATCGGTATCTCTTAATGCAGGTATAGTAGGTGCAATCCCTGTAATAGCAATGTTCCCTACTGACACTGCTCTGCTAACCGACCTTTTAACTGCGGGTGCGTTACCTGTTAAAGTTACCTCCCCTGCAGGTACAGCAAACCCGATACCAACAACTACTGCAGGTGCGTTACCTACTATGGTTATATCTCCTGCTACCATATCTCTGCTAACTGCTCTGGTAACTGTAGGTACAACACCTGTCACAGTTACGTCTCCTGCAGGTGGTACGACTTCTATACCTGATGACTCTGTTTCAGCCCCTAACGTATAAAAGGTTGCGGGTGCGTTTTGGTTTGCGTATTCAGTATCAATCCAATCGTCTGATAAAACTCCGTTGTATATTCGCAGTTGTTGCATCTTGCCATCGAGTTGAGACTTGATAGCATCTGTTTTTAACAACCCTATAACAAGTTTGTCTGAGTTGGTTGCGGGTGCTGTATCGTTATTCCCTTGTATCCATGCCCCTGCATCCGCACTTCCATTCTTACGTAAACTTGGGTTACTGGAATCTCCAAAGGTTAAAGATGCAGAAAGATACATCCATGATCCAGTGGTAGGTGAACCGCCTCGCCATTGATGCTCAGTGTTATCTCCTTCTCTCCAGTAAATACGATACCCAACAGAATGAGAGGCAAACTCGTAGTTATTTAGGAGATCAGTTGCAACAGTGTTACGACCTTTTACCATATATGTATCCCACAGTGATTGAGAATCGGCATATACCCATGCACTGACTGTGAGTGCGTCTGTAATATCAAGTGTCGCATCATCATCAACATACATATACGAAGTTGAACCGTTAAAGTCTGCCGATGTACCATATATCTTCGTTGTACCCGTTGAAGCAGCCATGTTGCTTTCAGTTGTGGTGTCGTTGCTGTTCGTCGTGAAGTCGTATCGTGTACCACTAGCCTCATTCAGTGGAAGTACCATCTTGAATCCAGACTTCCATGTGTTCGCTTCATCTTGTTCTGTGCCTGATAAACTTTTGCCGTAATAGAGGTTTACTACTGTATCGTCATCGTGGTCTAACGTGGGTACTTTAACCCACGCTACTATAGTCCCGTCTGTATTATCCCATTCAACTACATGATGCTTTAACTGTGCGTCACCCGTTGACTCAAACCGTATATCTAAGTTACTACCGTTGTTGACCACTTTCCCACCGTTAGAAGTGTCTGCTAGATCAGAGTATGTACCCTTAAATAGCATCGTAAAGTCTGGGTGATTAGCACTTCCCGATACCTTCGTATTATCTACTGTTACAGTTCTCTTGTAAGTGTAACCATTAGTCCATGCCATATTAGCCTACGTTAATTATTCCTTCTGCATCCCAAGTTAAACTGAAGTCATCTGCTGTTAGTGCTTCATCTTGACCAAAGTTGACGTATGCAATCAATGGTGACGTTGAATCTGTTCCTGTTGACTTGTAAATTATTGCACCTCTAGGAGTTGCTGTAAGTGCCGACCATGATACATCATCGGCATCAAATACTCCTTCGTCATCCGTATTGTCTTTGGAAGTCGCTTGGTTTGCTAACGTCGCACCACCTGCTACATAACCACTTGATGCTATCTCGTTGGTTATGTCATCAAAGAAGTCATGTGCATCTATATCTTGAGTATACGTTGATGTAACTAACGCTACTTTGATAGTGTCTCCACCTGTTGCGTGGTCGATGTTTGCATCTAATAAGTCTAGTTTATATGAATTATAAAATGTTACTGATACTGCCATTACTTACCACCTCCTTTAAGTTTAATTTAATTACTGGTACTTTTACTGTTTTCATGAATACGATAATGATGTACGATCATCCCAAATGTTATTGAAACTATCGTCACCATCAGCCCACGTTATAACCATCCCACTTGTTTCGTCTAACCTGCGTATACGCCATACTGACCCACTCGTAATTGACCCTATCACTGCTGTACCTACATAAGTAACGTTCGCTGTTGACGTATCATCTAACTGAGTCGCATAGTTTGTTTCTGGTGAAGTTACTACATCGACTTGTACATGACCATCAGCATCTACTAACGCACGTTTATTACTGTCATTCACATCTCTGAACGAAGCCATTGACCCTGACGCTACTGCTGTACTAATGGCTTTGTAGAAATTACGACCATCAGTCAACCGTACTGCTAAAGGTTTCTTGGGTGATATGTTCGTTACATTTACATCAAGCCCTTCTTTGCGTAATACACCTAATAACGTATATATATCGTTTATCTCATCACTCTTCAACTCATCAATCCAATCAGGTCTGTTTATATCTATGCTCTGAGGGATAATGATCTCGTCTAGGTTGCCAACCTTAACCTCATTAGGTATGTTTGATACTTTAATTGTATCTTGTTTGATGTTATCAGGAAGTTCTTTCAGTAAAACAGCCAACGACTTCAATACCTCTTGCTCGACCTGTACCCCTTCTTGAATGACTCCCGCAATCTCTGTAATTTTTTCAAGAACCTCTGTATGCCGTTCCGTTGAAAGAGTCTTATCATCTTTGGATTGTTTGACAATTTGTTCGATCTCATTAATAGTCTTCTCAATGTCTTTCATTACTTGAATAGGTTCAATGCTTTATCACGCAACGCTTCGACCTCTTTCCGTGTCTTGTCCATAAGACCATCTCGTTCTGTTTCAGCTTCTTTGCGTATCGTGTCCGCTTCTGTGTTTGCTTGAGTGATAGCATCCTTTTTTAACTGAGCAACTTCTTCTTTCTTTTCGGTTTCCATTTCTTGTACACGTTGTTTGGTTTCATCTAATACTTTTGTACTTTCTTCCTGTACGTCTTTGACTGTCTCTTGTGCTTCTGTAACCGCGTTCTCAAGTTCCTTCTCTTTAACCCGTGCATATAACTTATCTACATCAACACCTTTCCCTTGTGTGGATGAGGCACTTTTCTTCCCGATAACTGGTATCGTTGTGCATCTACAGTTAGGGTGTATAGGAGGCGCATCAACACTACCTGCTGAAGTTTCAAAGTTCTTACCCAATGAAACTATTGTTCCATCCATAGGCTGACATATCTGACATGTTCGTTCATCCAATTCTGCAAGCCATTCTTTTGCTACTACTACTTCAGATTGTCGATATGCTTCTAATGCCGCCCAATTCGTTGCTCTTAATATTTCGGTTCGTGCTATCGTTTTTGCTCTAGTATCTGTAGCTGTTTCAAATACGTCTGACACCCTCGTTTTTAGTTGTGGAATGCTTTCACCTTCTCCTAACCCCTCTGCAAGCGTTTCTTTTAATGCTTCTTTTGTAGTAGCGTTTACCTGTTTAATAAACTCAGCACCTTCACGTTTTAGGAATTGTATCGCCTCTTCGGTTGACATATCTATCGTACCTTCTAACCCTAAGAACTCATACACATCCCTTGCTTTATCGTAAGCAACATCACCGATAAAAGGCATGAATATCTTCAACCATTTCTCAGCTTCTTCTTGTTCGTTAAACAAATATTGATCGGTTGTTCCTTTCCTGTGATCTTTACGCCAGAACTTCACACGCTCTAGTTTCTCAATAATATCGTCATACTGTTCTTCAAACCTATCGTGTAACAGTTTCATCATACGTTGCTCTAGTACATCAGTCTTCGCTATCATAGCTTTCCAATACGTTTCACGTTTCTCTGGTGTCATTACTGCATCAGGTGTCTTTGATTGGTTCGCTACAATGTAATTGCTTACCAGTTTCTTCAGATCGTGTTTGATGTCTTTCTTCAATGACTCATTGCGTAAGTCTTGTAGCCTACGAGTAGGTATGTTTATTGTGAATTTCTGTTCTGCTTTGGTCTCTGGTTTAGTTAGTTTTATTACACCTGATTCAACATCACCTTTCTTACCAAAAAACCCTCTCACTTTGTCACCAGTACTTGAAATGGGTTGCATACTGAACGGTAGGTATATATCATCTCCGCCGTCTACATCCACAAGGTTCTCATGTGTTCTTACTTCGTTAATTGTCATCCACCCATGTGATAACCCACTCTCATATACCTTTAAGTCCATTACCCTATCAGCAGGTGATGGGTCAGTGAAGTCAAAGAACAGGTCTTCATCAGCCCATTCAGTTAAATAGAACTCGTTCAAGAATCCTGTATACCGTATCATTCTAGGTTTCACTACTCGTTCAATAAACGCTCTGATTGTTGCATCTGCGTTCGCTCGGTTTACGTCTTCAGTAATACCTATAACAGACTTCGGTACTTTGAACATCGCTAGTATCTCATCTCTCATCATCTTTCTTTGTTCAAGTAACTGCATGTCTGCAGGGCTATTCGTTAACGGTTCAGGTTTTAACCCACCACCAACAAACGCTATTTTGTGTGAGTTGTTTACCCCTGCAAATGCTGACTTCCAACTCGCCATGAACCTGTCAATCTCTGCATCTTTCAGTTTCTTGTCCGTAGAAAATACATAACTAGGCATTGCGTTGTTATAGAAAAACTTCCTCATCCATTCAGAACTAAACTCATCTATATCAATCGCCATCGCTGACCCTTGTACTACCCCTTGTCCTCTGTAAGCATCTTCAGGGTTCAGTGTCTTGAAAGGGATAACATCTTCAACAGGGAACGTTACAGAATCCATACCTTTACTAGGGTTATACTTATACCCCGCTATGAAGTTGTCTTTTGATGGTATTATCTTCACCCAATCTGGTCTCAATGCCCATAACTCTGTGACTCTACCTTGATCGTCTCGTAGCTTAACAATGTACCCTTCACCCATTAACTCTAGGTATGTCTGGGTTATCTCAACCAATTGCATCTGCGTCATGAAGTCATTGGTATGTTGTAATACCGACAACGCTTCATGTTGTGTGACTTCTTCTATTTCAACCTTCTGACCAACATACTTACGCTTATACAAATGTAGATCAATCGTAGCTACTTCTTGAGCAATTGCGGTTATACAGGTATATACCCACGACTTGTATGAACGTATGTAATCAGTTGACTTCGCACTAGGAGGTCTTGGCATCTCTAACACGTAGCTTGAATAAGTTGGGGGAGGATTGTTGCGTTTTGCCATATATATATTAAAAAAGACACTAGGATAACTGCGTCTTACTCACATCTTATCACATCCGTGAACCTTTGCACAAGGTTAGTCTTGGGTGTTCAATATGACCATGTCTGCAGTATCTTCTGTTAACTCTTTGAAACACAATGCGTTCGACCAAAAACTATCACCGTGACCTTCTTTGCTTTGTATTGCATCAAGGTCATTCGTCACCGCTACTATCTGACTTATCTGTCTATCATCTGCAACGAAAGTGATACGGTTCTTCTCAACACGTATCTCAAACTGAGTCGCTAGAGCATGTTTACTACGCCTAGAGAAGATAACAGGCTCAAACTCCACAGGTAGCTCTCCGAGTTCCTCTAACGCTTCGAGCTCGCCTCTGGTAGCGTCATAGTATACGGTGTCTATATCCAACGCTTCTATCATCTCTTTTATATAATCCACTTGGTCGGTGTAGTTTACTCTATCAAACCATTTGCTCAGTAACTGTCTCCAATTATCACCTTTCACTGCATATACAGCCAAATGTGAAGGGTGTGCATGTTTACCTATATCAAACCCCGCTATTACATCCTCATCTGTACTGGCTTCATACTGATGAACGTTCTTTTGTTTCACTAACGAGTCCAGTTGTTCACGTTTAAAGAAACTGTCTGCTGAATATACGGGGTTACACATATATTCCTGACTGAATACCTTGATACCTCTAACACGTTGACGGTGTTGTAGTTTCTCTAGGTCTAACCATTCTTTCCATAACGGTGTGCCTCCTAATAACCAACCGTCTTTGTCTACCTTAGCATCTGTTACTGCAGGGTTTATCCTAATATTGAACTCATGCTTTGACCGTTCATCGAAATAGAAGTCATCCCTTGTCTGTGCTGTACCTACTACATGCAACGGTACACCGTCATCTGGTATATCAATAACCTGTGAATAAAATATGTCGTTGATCCTGTAGATAACTTTAGGGTTCAACTTCTCTGCGGGGTCTTGTAATGCATCATCAACATACACTGCACCGTTGCAATGTAACCCACGTTTGAACGTAAGCAATCCATGCGGTGTTAAAGTGATGTTAGATACCCCATCCCACGTATAATCAATAACAGTCTCAGCATATATCTTGTTATCAACTACCTCATGAAAGTATGGGTTGCGTCTTATCAGGGCTTTTATACTATCCTTGTTCGACTTAGAACCTACATGATACCCTGCTAGTTCTGCCTGATAACTAAAGAAATGACACTCTCTAGGTTTGTCATCGTATCTCATCTTCAGTAATAACCACATGAAATGAGCGTATAGTGACGTTGACTTGAAATGATACTTGGCTGATACCCTCATTGTACGTGGGTTGGATTGCATCCAGTCCGATATTTCATCTACAAACTCACCGTGTATGAAGTTATCGTATGACTGGCTGAAGATATATTTGACAAAGTAAGGGAAGTTATTCGCCCCCTCCCTCATTATCGGTTCCATCCTTATCAATCGCTCGGTATGCTTCATGTAATTCTTCCTCTGGTAACTTTGCTAGACTCTGACTGATTGATGCATCTATTGTCTGCTTAGGCATACCATCCAAGTAATTCCATATCAGTTTCATTGCGTTTAAGTCTCCGTCAAATGCTAGTATTCCCATCTTTTTAACTAGCAACTCTTTGCGGGTTTTCTTTTGACCTTCTTCTACTCCACCAAGATACTTTTCCATTAGGTCAGTCATTGATTGACCTTTAGGAGGTCTACCTGCGGGGTTTCCTGACTCTCCTTTCTTCCACCTTGAAGGGTATCTTGTTTCTTTCTGTTTTTCAGACACTATTACCTCCTTACTCATGGTGTAAATTCATGCCCGCATTCAGGACACTTTACTGTTTTACTTTGTAACTTTTCTGGTTCTGTATCTGTCTCACCAAACCCTGATAATTCATCCTCACTGAATCCACACGCAATCAACTCAGCTTCATCCCATTGGTTCGCTAGTATATCCCAATCCCATGATCCTGTGTTCTTGTTACTCCTGACATTATATTCACGTACTTCTGCGTCAGTCAGTTTTCTTGTGGGTACTCTGACATCAACCTCTTCTTCACCTCTACTAAGTAACTGCATTATCTTTAGTCGTTGGTGTCCTGCTATTATTAAGTTATCAGTATTGATGACTGGTATTTCAACTAGGTTAAAGTTGATTAGTGACTGCTTTAAGTCTTCAACTTGTTTCTCACTCATTTGTCTGGGGTTATCCGTGAAAGGTATTAAGTCATTCACTTTCCGTTTTTCTGTTACCCATGTCAATTCAGTCATATTGTTTGTTAATTGCTCTGAAACGTTCACGATAAGACTTGGCTATGTTAGCACGTTCATTCTTCCAACCAATAAACGGTTGATGTGATAGTAGTCGTAATTCGTCTACAGTGTCTTGTCCTACCTTTGAAGCAAATAACGCTTCTTTGTCATCGTAATGTTTATCAACGTATCTGTG